GGAAGTAACATCAGACGCCGGCTGCTACCGGGTGGCGCTCACCGCCAACCAACACAACGTCGACACGGGCCAGACGCCGCGCTACAACTGCGTGTCGCAGGAGCGATTCCTGGTGCTCATGGGCGAGAAGGCAAAGGCGGAAGTGCCGGAGCCGGGGAAAGTATTATGAAAGCACTTTGCCTTGGGCTAGCCCTGTTTTGCGCCGGAGCTACTTTGCTACCAGGTTCTCCCGAGAACGGGCTGCTACTAAACATTCTTTGTCAGTCAGGGGCGCTTGCCCGGGCCTACGCGGCCGGGTGCATTGATTAACCCGTCGTAGCTCGCTTCACACGCCAGCCCGGCTATTCTAGCCCGGTCAAACGCGCTGCTGACTTCTCCGAGTCGGTCTTGACAGCTTCCGTACAGTTCGGAGAGCACCATGGCGGCGCGGGTTGCTGACGCGCTGCTGGTGCCAGCTGGGGCACTCGCGCTGGTTCCACTGAGACGGGCTTGGAGCTTGGCGAGTTCACTGCGCACCCGGCCAGTAGCAGCACGCTCACCAGCAGACACAAGGCGCTCTTGCTCAAGGGCTTGAGTTGCATCACGTTGTACCTTTTCTGCATGTTGTTGATCGGCTTGTTCCCTGGCGCGGGCGGCTGACTCTGCTACAGCCTGGGCCGTTGCGTCGTCGGTGTTGCGCTTCTCCCACTTGGCAGACCAGACGTCGTCTGTGACCGTCACGCCGTGCTGATACGTGAACCAGTGTGACAACCCGAGCAAGGCGACCACTACAGCCGCCGGCCACCAGCGTCTCGCTAGCTCAAGCCAGACCATACGCCACCATCGCATCGTTGTAGGACTTTGACCATTTGGTGCGCAGAGTCCCGGGCTGCCTCGCGTACGCCCCAGGGCGCCAGGTGCGCAGATACACGTCCCATGCCCCCTGTTCGTCGCCCACGGACGGCAAGCGCCCCGGATCGGTGTAGTAGAGCAGCCGCGCAAACGCCGCGGCCAACACCGGGTCGGTCTGCAGTGCCTCGTAAACAGTGAGACGTGACGCCGCGATGCCGCGGGCTTTGCACACCGATGCGGCCAGGGCAGCTGTCGACGGGTGCTCAAGTACCCCTTTTACGCCACCGCCCGACTCGAACTGGTAGTCGCCCACCGCCGGGCCACCGACTTGTTTGGGCAGCCGTTTGGGGTTCTCTTGGCGCGAAGTGGCGTACAGCAGCACTTTAGCGTGTGCAGTGCGCAAGGTTACCGGGAGTAGTGCGAGGCCTGCTTCGATATCGAGTTGCAGCTGGTTCATGCGTGTACCCTTTTGGGAACGATTTTCGCGAGATTACCACGGCACATCACCACAACGCCAAATACTGCACCCCAGCCGCCGGCGTTAAGCCATTGGCCGCCCATTGTCTTAGGTTCGATTGCACCGCTAAGCAGGGCTACGCCCAGGCCCGCGTTGCACATCGCCAGTACAGCCGCAAGGGAGGAAACACCAAACCGGTAGCGAGCGCCGCGAGGGTGGTAGGAGAGCAGCAGGGCGGCAATGCCCAAGTGGAAAAAGATGCGGATGCCGGTGAGTAGGCTGTCAAACTCCATCGCTGTCGCTCCGCCGCTTGAAAAGTGGGATGCGATCAAGAATAGATTCGAGCCAAGCTGGCAAGGGGCCACTCTTGTCGATCACGTAGTAGAAGGCAGTAAATAGGACAGCGGAAAGAGCCGAAAGTGCCACAGCAACAAGCATCGCTTTCTCGTTCCATGGTTCGCCAGGCACTCGACCGTAGAAGAACACGGCGCCTGCGTAACCGGTGCCGAACGAGAAAGGAATCAGCTTGAGGCGCTGCCAGCCGGCAGTTGCCATTGGCGCGAATAGGAGGAAACAACACCCTACAGCGGCCCCCGTAGCGGCCCAGGGATGGACCGCCATGGCGACCATGCAGAGAATGGCGGTGGCGTCTCGGGTACACTGGTCGAACATCGCGGCGCCCCTAAAGGTCGTTTAAAGATGGCCGCCAGTGTACCACTTGGCGTTAGTAAGTGTTTGCTGCCAGCACAACATGTGTTGTGCCGTCCCACTCCATCAGCAGAATTAAATTCTTGCCCGCGCCGACAGACGTCACCGGTGTCGCGGTGCCCCAACTCACGTTGGCGTATGCCGAAATCGCAGCAGCCGCGTTAGGGTTAGAGAAGGTCATAGACACCCGCGCGCCTGGGTAGAGTCCTGTGCCGTTTGGCGCAAAGTTACTGATGGCCCCGCCCATAACAACACTGCAGGAAAGACTCGGCCAGATGAAATTAAGAGTCGCGGCGTATGCCACCGGTACTCGCCCGACCGGCATTGCGCTACCGGACGAAAGGATGCGCCACCCACCGTCCGCCCCGTTTTGGCTGTCGTAGCCGAGTTTCACCGCTGTACGAAACCCGCGGACTGTACGGTCGCCGATTGATATCGAGGTGAAATTTTCCTCAAGCACAATATCCAGTTCACGTTTTGCTGAACTGGATACGAGGCTCGGCCCGGTTACGGTAACCGCTGCCGTGTTTCGGAATACCATGCGGGTCGCCGCGATGTCCACGTTTACGGCAGCAGTATTAAGGGGGGCGATCGCCTGTGCGGCCAGGACCCCAGTATTGGTCAGATACGTCTGTACGCCAGCGGTAACTACCGGATCTACGCAGAAGTCTCCGTACACGATTGCATTCGATCCTGTGAAATACCCCCCGGTCACACGTGGACGGGCCGCGTCATCGAAACGAATATGAAAAATCGGAGTTGCCGCGGAATAATTACCACCGGTGATCACGACGTTGTCGTTATACAAACGTGTGAAGCCGGAGGTGCTGCCGGTGTAAAAACCAACATGCACGCTGCAGTTGCCGATATTCGTGAAGGTAACGTCGATGAAAGTATCGGATGTCCCGGACACCCCGTTGGCGTTCGTCGTGCTGAATACATCACGGCTGTAAACTGTAACGCCCTGGTGGTTGCCGTCGCCGCCGCAGTTGGTAAGCCGGGTGTTGGTGGCCCGGCTATAGGTCGTAGCGCCGTTAATGTTGTCGGAGACCACTACAAAAGCTTGAACGGTGGTATCAAACGCGCGGCAATTGTCGAACGTCACACCCCGCATCTTGGTAACGAAGCCATTAGGCCCGTCGTAGGTTTTGCAATCCTGTACCAAGATATTCCCGCCGGATGCACCTGCCGGGTCTGTGCCATTTTGCTCCCACAGCTGCCCGTGGTTATTGGCGCGGGTATGCACCCGGCGAATCCAGTGGTCGCGAGTCGCGGCGTTCACGCCGGCCAGGGCGTTCCCGCCACTTGCGAATGCGTCAATGTTCATGTCCCAAACGACACAACCGGCAGACCCGGTAAGCTGCACATTACCAACAACCGTTGTGCCGCCAGCTGCCCAAGCTTTAGTAGACCGGTTTAGCGGCGTTGCGCCGGCTCCGACAAGAGAACACCCGGAAGGGATAGTTAAATTGTCGACCCGAACGACACCTGCGGGTACCCGCACCCGTTTGTAGGTGTTGAGATAACCGAGTAGCTTTGCAGACTGGTCAACACCGCCGGTCAAGTCCAGGTCCAGCGGTTGGAAAAATCCGGCCTGGATGAAAGGCTGAACGTATTGCCGGACTGAAGCGTCACCGACGGAAACCAGTTTCGGGGCGTCGGTGGCCCAGGTTCCCGTAAGGGTAAGCGGCAGAGAGGTTTGATCTTTTACTTTAAAAAGTTCCCCGGTTCCGGCTGGGTACTGAACCAGCTGGTTCGCCCTGCTCACAACGGCACCCGCAGCGTACTGTACGTAAGTCGCGTCCCATCCCAGAGCTTGGCGCGCATCGAATGCTGCCTTTTCAATACCGGCCCAGCTTTCGCGTCGGCGCCCGAGTCGGTCTGGATAGGATGGTGACGGACCAAGCAACAGATCGTCCAGGTTCGAAGCGTTGTCGTACAGGTCTCGTGGATTCGTCGAGCCTATAGGGTTGCCGGTGTTGTAAGTATTTGTCATACAGGCTCACTCTTAATTCTGTTTAAATATCAAGGGCTGCTTCGAGTTTTGCGAGTCGTGCTTTTGTATTGGCGA